CTGGCCTCGGGCTTTTCGCGCAACTATTGACGTTCCATCGTTGTCTAGTGATCGTCAAACGTCGTTGACACGTGTTAGGATGGGGTCATGGGGCAGGCCGAAGACATCGCCAGGACGCTGCATGCAGCCGGGATGCCTCTCCGCGCGATCGCGGAGCGTCTCGCGCAGCTCGGCTACCTGAACGCGAACGGGAAGACCTTCGCGGCGCAGTCGGTCAGCAACATGGTGACCGACCGTGGCGCCCCGAAGGCGCCCGCACCCCTTGCGCGCTCTCCCGTGCCCTCTGCGCCCGTCCGTGAACCGTTGCCGCCCCTTCCTCCGGACGCGTCCATCGAGGACCGTCTACGGCGACGCCTCGCCGACCTCGATGCGCTACGGGAGGAGGCGCGCGGGGCCGAGAGTTTCACGGCAGCTGTCACGGCGGCGAAGGGGTCGATCGCCCTCGAGCTCCAGATCGAGGCGACGCGCCGACCCCCGCCTGCCGAGGACCCGACCGCAGGCATGACCGACGAGGAGATCACCGCCGGGATCGTCGCCGAGGTCAGCGGGTGGTCGGACGACGTGCTCGACGCGGTCGAGGAAGCCATCGCGCTCCGGCGTGGGGTACGGACGGGTGGGACGGTGCTTCGGGTCGTGGGCTCGGCGGAGGGCTGACCTCGTGCTAAGCTAGCCCCTAAGGCGGCGTACCCTTCGCGGACGGCGACCCCGAGACGACATGACCGCGCGCGCCGTTCACGCGACCGGCCTCGCTCTGACGTACGCCGCGGCGATGTCAGCGCGCCGAGCCGCGAACCCGATCCGTTACATCCGGTGGCTGCCGCTGCAATGGGGCTTTCTCCGCAGCACCGCGAACCCGAAGCAGATCCGCGCTGGCAACCAGGCGATCGGCAAGTCGTTCGCCGCGTTCGCCGAGGTGATCGGGCGCTGCACGGGCGAGCACCCGCTCGGCCCTGAGTACTCGTACGACGTCACGCCCGGCCCTGGGTTCGAGGCGTGGATCGTCGTCGACTCGTGGTCCTCGGCCGTCTCGGCCATGGGCAAGCTGTGGGCGCTGTTGCCGAAAGACGAGTTGCACCCCGATACGTACTTTGATCCGCGCAACGGCTTTCGCGGAAAGAACCCGCTCATCCAGTTTCGCAACGGCGCGATCATCCGGATCAAGACCGCGAACCAGGATCCCAAGTCGCTAGCCGGCGCGACAGTCAACGTGATCCTGTTCGACGAGCCGCCGCCCGGCGAGCGCATCTACACCGAGGCGCTGATGCGCTTGCAGGCGAAGGGCGGCGTCATGCTGCTCGCGTACACGCCGGTAAATGCGCCGGTGGCGTACCTGCGCGCGATGGTCGAGGCCGGGAAGATTGAGGACCACTGGGCGCCGTTCACGCCCGAGGCGATGATCCCCGTTGGCCACACGAAGCCCATGCGCGGGCAGGACGGCGAGCTGCGCGACGCGGCGTGGTGCGCGCGATGGCGCGCGAGGTGCCCGCCCGACCAGGCGCCGGTAGTCATCGACGGGGAGTGGGAGTTCCGGGCGCGGGGCGCGTACTTCGAGGGCGCGTGGTCGCCTCGCTCGATGATTCACCCTGACATGCCGAAAGGTGACGTCAACTTGCACCTCGGCATCGACCACGGCTCGCTCCCCGGCAAGCAGATCGCGCTGCTGATGGCGGTCACGGGCGACGGCGCGGCGGCCTCCGTTTACGTGCTCGACGAGTACACCGACGCGACTGGCGCTGCGACGCCACGGATCGACGCGCGGGGGATCCTCGCGATGCTGGCGCGCAACGGTCAGAAGTGGGGCGACCTACACTGCGCATTCGGCGACCGCACGCACATGCCGGGCAAAGAGGACCAAAAGAGCAACAAGGATCTCTCGCTCTGCATCCTGCGCGAGATCGCGGCAGACACAGGCAAGCTCGCACCGCTGAACCCTCCGCTGCGGACGGCGAAGAAGGGCTCGGGCCGAGGCGCCGGAGCTCCCGACGCAGGCGGGCGCTGGCTGCGCACGGCGATGATCGAGGGGCGGTTCTCGGTGCATCCCCGGTGCGTGCGACTGATCGAGGCGCTGCCGAAATATTCAGGAGCGGACGACTCTTTTAAGGATTGTGTGGACGCTTTACGTTACGGTATGGACTCGATAATCTTTGCCAACGTTCCGCGCGGTCCTGTGGCGAACGTGCGGATCGGGTAACACCATACGCGCAAACTTCCGGCGTCCATCCGACTCCGGGTAGCATCGGACGGATTTAGCGGGTAGGCTGTCGGCGGAGGCTGCCATGGCCCACAACGACTACGGCTGCGACAGCGGATGCAGGGGCGACGGCTGCGGGTGCCCGTGCCATGCGCCGCGTCATGAGCCGGCGCTGCCCTGCCGACACGCCCACATCGACCCGTCGCTGACGTGTCTCGAATGCGGCGCCGTGGTGCTGATGCAACCCGGCCCGATCGTGCCCGCGCCCACCATTCGCCGCCGCCCGCCAGCCGAGGTCGCAGCCTACTTCGACGGCGCCGTCGCAGCGCTGCGGATGATTCGTGCACGCGCGAGCGCCGGGGTGCATGTCGTCGAGATCGACGGGATGATCGCCATCTACGAAGCGGGCCTAAACGCCGTCCCGGACGCCGGCTAGTGCCCTTCCGCCTCTCCGAGCAAGAGCGCGCCCTCGTACTCGCGTGGCGCGCGTTCGTGGCGTACGGCAACGAGCGCGACGAGGCGCACAAGCTCCTCGATGACCCCGCCGACGCCGACGGGGAGGAGGTGTGGGTCGAGGTGCTGCGCGACGGCTCGGGGTTCGTGCGCGTGGACCCTGCCGACCCGAACGCACCGACGTTCGCGGCGGTGACGTGGTGGGAGATGGGCGACGCAGCGGGTAAGATTGGCGCAGCGTCGGGCGTGATCGCGGCGCGGCGGGCGAAGTACGAAACGACGAAGCGGAGGGGGAGGCGATGACGACCTACGAGATCGGCCCGCACGACTCGCTCGCCGAGTTGCGCCGGGCCTTCGAGCGGATCCCTTGTCTCACCGAGGCCGAGGTGCGCGCGATGGCGAAACGGTACATCGGCGCACGCCGCGTCACGACGTGGTCGCCGCTCATACTGCACCCGGCGCAGTTCCGCGACATGCATGCGGACCTGCTGGTCACCCGCAACCCCGACGGGCTCGACAGGTACAAAGTCACCGGACCTGCGGCGCCTCCGAAGGTGCAGCCGCTTCGATTCGTTCACGGGCTCGCGCTCGCGGGGTGGGCGTCGTGATCCGGTACATCGACTGCGGCGACGAGGGCTTCGCGCTCCTCGACACGGCGCCGGGAGACTTTGTGGCAGTCGCAGGCCAGCGTGTGTGGCCCTCCCTCGCCGACCTCGCCCACGACCTGGGCGCGTGCAACGATCCGAAGTGGGGGAAGCGGCTGATGGGCGTCGCCGTGGGTGGCCGCCCGAACGATACATCACTCTCGGCCGAGGACGACGAATGACCTACTCCATGAACCACGGAGCCCTCACCATGAAAGACGCCGACGGCCGCGAGATCCCGCTCGACCGCGGCGACTTCCAGATCGGCGCGGTCGAGGTCGGGCCCGCGAAGACACCCACGACCCCGCGACGGTCGGCTGCTTCGCGGCGATGGCGAGGAAGGCGCGCAACGCCCCGGGCCTGCACGTCGCGGCGTCGCAGTGGGACGGCGGCGTCGTGATGTTCCGGGCCGCGGACGTCTTCGGCGCGCCCGTGCCGGGGTACGACATGCACCTGTGGCGTCCCACCGAGATCGAAGCGTGGCTCGCGGTGCTGGAGACGACGCCGTAGGGCGCGCTCGAATCCCCAACACGCCGAACGAACTGCGGCGCTGACCTGCGTTTTCGTGACCAGCGCTTACCGTTGGGTGGCGCTACCGGTCGCGGTCAGGAGCCGATCCTAGCACGCCCGCGATTGTCCCGCTAGCGCAACAACCTTGACGATTGTTCGCCGATCCAGTACAATCGAAAAAGGCGCGCGACCCTCGAACGGGCGGGCGACCCCGAGTGACCATGCGGATCGTCGACGCTGACGGACCTCCAGACTGTTCGGCGTCGACGAACGCTCCGGCGCGCTCGTGACCCCACCCGCGCCCGCGCCCCACGATCAGGAGGACGCTGAGCGGATCGCGCACTCCGCGCTCCGTTGGCGCATGCTGTACGGCAAGTGGGACTCGGACCTCTCGCTACGCATCCAGCAGGCCGTCGGCTCGGTCAAGGCGCAGGCGTGGGGCCTCAAGGACCTCTCCTCGAACATCGCCCGCGGCTCGTGCTCGGCGGTGGCGACGCTCTACGACCGCGCCCCGGCCGTCACCGGCTCCGACGAGGTGGCGCGGCTGATCGCGCAGGCGGGCTACTGGTCGCAGCAGCAGCGCAACCAGCGCGACACCATCGGCATGCGCGAGCTGTTCGTGCGCACCGTCGTCCGCCCCGACGGGATCACGTACTGGCCGATCCCGCCGCATCGAATTTGCGCGACGCCGGACCCCGAGGACCCGAGCCGCCCGATCGAGATCCGCCACCAGCGATGGCGCAAGGCCCAGAACGCGTGGCTGTGGGACGTGTGGGAGCCCGGCTGCTACCGCGTCGAGGACGACAGCGGCAAGGACCTCTCGGCCGACGTCATCGGCGGACGCCAGGAACGCGCGTCGTACGTCTCGCGGTTCGAGAACGGCGATCCGTTTCTCCCGTGGACCGTCTACCATGCGGCACGCACGGGCGAGCTCTTCGATCCCTACGAAGCGCGCGAGCTCTGGGAGGGCTCGCTCAACAGCGCCGTGGGCTGGACGATGTGGCAGCACGTCGTGAAGGATGCGAGCTGGCCGCAGCGGTGGATCCTTGGCGCGGTATTCAAGGGCCTCGGCATCGTCGGCGACGGCGAGGTCGGCAAGCGTCTGGAGGTCGTAACCGACCCCGCGACGGTGGTGCAGCTCGAGGTCGCGCCCGACTTCGCCGGCCAGCCGCAGGTGGGCCAGTGGGCCGCGGGGATGGATCCCGAGGTGCTCGCCGGCTCGCTCGACCGCTACGATCGCCGCGTCGCTGCGTACGGCGGTATCAACCCCGCCGACGTGCAGCGCGTGAGCGGCGATCCGAAATCCGGCTACGCCATCGCCATCACCCGCGAGGCGCAGCGCGAGGCGCAGCGGCGATTCTCGCCCGTGTTCGCGCCCGCTGATGAAGAGCTTGTCGCCAAGACGGCGGCGCTGCTCAATCGCATCCGGGGCACGTCGTACCCCGAGAGCGGCTACCGCGTGATCTACGAGTCGCTGCCACCGACGCCGGACGAGCTCGAATCGCAGCGCAAGCAACTGGAGTTCGAGATCGCGGCGAACATGCTCTCGTCGATCGACGTGTACCGGCGGCTGCATCCGGGCGTCGAAGCCGACGACGCGCGGGCCGCGATCATCTCGGCGCGGCTGGCGAACCTTGCAATGGATCGCGACTTCGAGGCCGCCGCAAAAGCCGCGGGGCTCATCGCCGACGCGGCCGAGGTCCACCCCGAGCCCGCCGCCGCGAAGGATCCCGCCGAGGACGCAGGCGATCCCGAAGACGCCGCCGAAGTCGACTAACCACGAGAGGACAGCACCATGGCCGACGAGACCCCCGACACCAGCGCCGACACGCCCGACGAGAGCGGTAAGATCAGTTATAGGCGATTCGCCGAAGTCGTGAAGGAGCGCAACTCCCTCCGCGACGGCGTCGCCGCGAAGACGTCCGCGCTCACCGAGGCGTCTGCCACGCTCGCGAAGGCGCAGGCCTCCGCCGCCGCGAGCGAGGCCGCATGGTCGGGCAGGGCGGTGGCGTGGGCCGAGGAGCGCGGACTCATGCAGCATGGGCTCGTCGATCCCGAAGCCGTCGACGTGGCCCGCGCGCTGCATGCACGACTCCCCGCCGAGGGCCGGCCCGCGCTGCCTGACCTCGTCGGCGAGTGGAAGGCCGATCCGGCGAAGGCCCCGAAGTCGCTTCAGCCGTGGCTTGCACCCGTCGCAGCTAAGGTCGCCGTCGAGCCTGTCGCCGCCGCGAAGGTCGAGCCCGCGAAGGTGATCCCGCCCACGGGCAACGCAGGCGCCGGGCCGACGAGCGCCGGGCCGACGGGCGCGAAGACGCCGGCCGAGATCCGCGCGCTGTCTGCGGAGTGCCAGCGCACGGGCGACTGGGCGCCGTTCCTGGCGGCGACGGGGATCAAGAAGTGATCGTCCCCGAGCCGCGCACGCTCGACGAGGTCGACGCGCTGCTCGACGACCACGAGGACGATCCGGTGCCGCTCGACTCCGTTGTGGCGCCGTGAGCCTCGACGCGCCGCACTACGAGATCCACCGGCTCGTCCCGTTTCGCCGCAATGCCCACACGATGGACATGGCTCATCCTAGGGCGTTCGAGGTCGAGGTCCGTGGCTGCAATGTCGGCGGCACGATCTACGGGTGCGCTGGTACGGGCGACACGCCGAAGCTTGCGGCCCGCGATGCATTGCGCCATGCGCCCGCTGCCGCGATTGAGTTGGCGGCCGAGGTGCTGCGCCCGTTGCTAGGCGAATGATCGAATAATCCTGCTCGGATTATTTGACGTAGCCGAACGATCCGCGGTAAGCTTTCTCCAGTTCGATCACGCCGCCCCGTGTTCGCCGACGATACCGGCGTCTAGGCAAGAGATCGACAGAGCCCGCACGTGGCGAACGAAGTCCTTTATTCCGGCTTGGGCGATCAGCGTCTCGCCGAGGTCCTGTCTGGTTTCGTGCTGATGTCCCTCGCCGACCGTACGGCGTTGCAGCAGCACCCCGCGATCCTCTACGTCGGCGACTTCGCCGGCCGCGGGTCGAGCACCATCAAGATCCCGCAGGTCGGCCTCGACGGCTACGACCTGCCTTCGCAGATGGGCGAGGGCGTGAGCGTCGCGAATACCGCGCTCACCGACGCGAGCACCACGATCAGCGTGGCGCGCTACTCCAAGGCCTACGAGGCGTCCGGCCTCGCGAAGCTCACCGACTCCACGGGCATCATCATGGACGCGGCGATGACCTTCGCCCGCGATGCCGTGATCACCCAGGGCGTGCAGCTCGCATCGCTCATCGCGAACCAGACCGACGGCTTCACGGCCACGGTCGGCACCTCGGGCGTCGACCTCGACCTCGCCGTCCACCTCGCGGGCGTGACCACGCTCGAGATCGCGAAGGCGGCCGATGGTCCGCTGCTCGCGCTGTACCACCCGCGCCAGTGGGCCGACCTCCGCGACGAGTTCACGCTCGCGGTCGGCGGCTCGGTGCAGTACAACGCGATGCTCCAGAGCCAGGGCATGATGCTCGGCATCGGCGGCAAGGGCAACCTGCTCGGCACCGACATCGTGACGTCCAGCTACGTCCCGACCGCGAACGCCGCGGCCGACCGTGCGGGCGCGATCTTCTCCCGCGGCGCGGTGGTCTGGGGCGACGCCTCGATCGCGCCCGAAGACGACCCGCTGCAGATGATCATCGCCGGCAAGATCCTGTTCGAGAAGGATCGCAGCCGTCGCGCGGATCTCACCGCGTACCTGCAGCACTACTACCTGGGCGTTGCCTTCGGGATCAACGCTCGCGGCGTCTCCGTCATCACTGACGCCTGATTCCCTCCGAGAGCCCCCGAGGACGCCTCCCCCGCTGTCCTCGGGCACGCCCTCGGAGGGCTCTCCTTTCACGCGCGGGGATTGAGGACAGCACCATGGCACGACTCCAGACCGAGGCAACGCCTGCCGCGGCCGAACCGACGACCTCATGGTCGCCGGCCGAGTACCGCGCGGACACGGCCCCACCGCCGCCCAAACTCGATGCGGCTCCACCGTTCCTGTTCATGTGGCACCGCGAGCGATGGGGCGTCATCGCCGGCCACGTCGTGCCCCTCCTCCGCAAGTTCCCGATCGTGCCTGGCGTGAACGGCGTTCACGAGCAGCGCGATCCCCAAGGCAACGTCCACCTCGTCACGGACCACGCCATCGCCCAGGCTCGCGCCGTCGGGTGGCGGGTGATCCCGATCGACGTCGACGGCCCCGGCACCTCCTACGTGCGCCGCGTGACGGGCCTCCCGAACTGCTACGTCTCGCGATTCGAGACGGTGTATTCGGGCAGCAACCAGATCACGCCAGACTCCGAAGCGTACGGCGCGTGGCTTGCGGGACTCGTCGACGCTGGCAAGATCGACGCCTGCCCCGACTACGTCCTTGAGCGCCTGACCGGCGAGATCGCCGCCAAGCGCGACGAGTCCAAGGGCGCCGCGGCGACGAAGCCGAAGCACGCGGCCATCGCGAAACGCCACGCCGCTGACCTCGAGGTCGTCGAGGCTGCCCGCGAGAACACGAAAGCGATCCCCGTCGCGACGGTGCAGGCATGAGCGACGAGCCTGACCACAGCAGCCGCAAGGCGACCGAAGCCCGCAACTACGAGCAGCTCCGCAACGCGGGCGTGACGCCCGACCACGCGCGCCGCACCGCCGAGAAATCGAGCGCGTACGCGCACGCCGCCCAGGACCGACTCAACAGCGACAAGAACCCGCGCAAGCGGGGGGAGTAAGCGACCATGGCCCTCACCGAGCACCTGCAGCGATCGATTTCCGTCCGGGGAGTCATCCTCGCCACCGACGCGGATCCGCGTCCGAATGCGAGCGGTGCTGGCCTGATCGACCTCAACGGCCAGGCGGACGCGCTTGTCTTGGACGCCGATGGCGACACCACGATCAGCTCGCCGACCGGCAACCAGATCGACATCGAGATCGCCGGCGCTGACGACTTCACGTTCACGGCGAACAGCTTCAACGTGCTTGCCGGATCGGCGATCGCCTTCGTGGGCTCCGGGTCCGTCGCGGGCATGCGCACCTCGAGCACGACCGCCGCGGCCATCACGGGCGCGACGGCGCTGACCCTCGCGGACTCGGGCGGCGTGTTCTCCGTGTCGCAGGCCGCGGCCTACGACATCGACCTCCCCAGCCCGACCACGGGCCCCGGCTGCCGCTACCTGTTCTACCTCACGGGCCCCGCGGCCAACAACGTCACGATCACCGTCCTCGGCGGCGCGGCCACCTTCGTCGGCACGATCGTTAACGACGTGACGAGCGTGGTCGCCGCCACGGGTGCCACGCTGACCTTCGCGTCGGGTACCGCCGCTCTTGGCGACACCATCGAGATCATCAGCATCTCGACGAGCCTCTACCTCGTCCGCGCGGTCGGCGCGGCCAACGGCGCGATCACGATCGCCTAGCCATTTTCCCTCAAATCCTACGGAGACGCACACATGCCTACTCGCATTCTTTCGACGATGTCCGCCGCGGGCACCGCCTACACCAACAGCACGACCGAGACGGCGATCGGCGTCGTCGCGCTGCCTGCCGGCACGTTCGGCCTCGGCAAAATCATCAACGCGAAGGGCATCCTCCGCGCGACGGCGACCGATTCGACCGACACGCTCACGGCCGTCGCGTACATGCACACGGCCGCGACGGTCGCATCGGGCACGGCGCTCGGCACCTCGAGCGCGGTCGACGCAGCGAACGACAACACCGTGAGCTTCGATCTCACGTTCTCGCCCTACTCGGCGCAGAACTCCACGTCGGGTTCAATCGTGGTCCACGGGTCCATGAGCGCGGTGGGCGCCGAAGGCACAGTCACGATGCGCGCGGTGTACCAGCTGCTCTCGAGCATCGACTTCACCGCCATCCAGTACATCGGGATCGGCGCCGATTGGTCCGTTGCTGCTGCCGCGAACAGCTGCCGCATGGAAGCGTTCGACGTCATCGAGATCACCTGATCAGGAGCGTGACTCGTGGCCTCCCAGGATACCCTATTCCGCGCACGCTTCGAGCTGCCCGAGCTCATCGAGCAGGGTAGGACGAACGCGCTCCAGTGCA